TCGAATCGGTACTCGATGAAGCCGAAGGTGCTGAACTGCCCCAAGGCTTCGGCCGTGACTAGATCGCGCAAACCAACGCATACAACGCTCAGCAGCGGCGATCTGCTCACCGTCGCGAGTCAGAATATCATCCGTCGCGCGTTCAAGAAAGGTGAGCGCAAGGTGGTGATCAAGGAACGCGAGTTCACCATCGAGCACAAGCGCGGCAACGAGTTCTTGCTCGTCAAGCCCGTACTCGGCAGATTACCGATGGCTTCGATCCAGGTTGAGGTTGGGCCTACGAAGAAACTCCAGAAGTGGTCTAGCACTCCGGTTGAAGAGTCCAAGAAGCGACCGAGTACGTTCAAGCGCAGCAGCAAGAAGAAGTAATGCTGCCGTTCCTACCCCACTGCGGTCGGGGTAGGTGCGGGAGCATATGCTCCTGACCAGGAAGGAGGGTACAGTATGACGGAAGTCGTGCACAAAGACAAGCCCGCCACGACGCCGCAGATCATCTGGATCAAAGACCTGATGGCTCAGCGTGTCATCTCGGAAGAGCAGCAGCAGTGGCTCGATGAGAAGCTCGGTGACACCGAGGAGAACACGCAGATCAATCGGGAGCAAGCCTCGCGCGTCATCGACGCCATGAAGCTGCTACCGAAGCGTCAGGTGATCCGGGCTGATCAGTGGCCCATGGTGCCGGCGGGACGCTACGCAGTCGAGAACGAGCAAGGTGTGCTCCAGTTCTACCACGTGGATCGCCCGAGTTCGGGCAAATGGTCAGGCTGGACATTCCTCAGCGTTCGCGCGAGCGATGAGCTTCATCCGATTCGCAACAAGGAGTCGAAGAAGTTCATCCTCGACAAGATCGCCGAGAATCCAAAGGAAGCCAGCATGCGCTTCGGGCGCGAGCTTGGCAAGTGCGGCATCTGTGGCCGCACTCTGACCGATGCTGATTCTCGCGCTCGTGGCATCGGCCCGATCTGCGCACAAGGTGCCGGGTGGTAGATGGCAAAGCTCGACTTACAAGTAACGAGGTCTGGCAACGTCATCACCGTCAAGACGGCGACCAACAAGGAGATTTTCTCTGCCGAGTTCAAGAATCGCGGCGAGATCATCGACTACACAATGTGGCTAGCTCGTACCGGCGGGATCAACGCCGACCGGAGCACGATCATTCAGCTACTGAAGGCGAACAAGGTCATCACTTGACCTCGCGAGTCCGTCTCGTCACGGAGACGGGCTCGGAAGGTCAACAACGAAGAAAGGAGGGTACACTTTGGCGCATGTCGATCCAGATCAGTTCGCGCAGGTTGGTGTACTGATCGACACTTGGGGCCACGCATGTATGGCCAAAAATCGTCCGAGTGAAGACGACTGTGACGAGCACATCCGAACTGTGGGAATTGTCCTAGAAGTAGAAGATGAGGATGAACCACTGGTGTTCGCATTCTGTCTCCAGCATATGACCGACTTTCTGGAGCGTGTCGTTTATGGTCGAAGGATCGCAGAGCCAAGTGAAGATGATGGTGACGAAGAATGACAGCATCCCCGTGCGCCTGCCGGGTAGACCACCGCAGGATGTTTTCGTCAACTTCCGCATCGTTGAAAGCTCGAACGTCCGACGAGTCGGCTGGGATGTTTTCGGCAACATGTACGTCACGTACCTGACCGGAAACACCTACGTCTACTTTGGAGTGAGTAGACAGCGAGCGGTCGCCGCAGCGTATGCTCCGAGCGTCGGGCAGTTCATCAACCGGCGCATAAAGGGGCGATTTCCAGCGCTAAAGCTCGTGGCGTAGCAATGCAGGTCTCACCTGTAAACGCGGGTGAGGCCTGGATGAGCTACCCCTAGCCATCCGGCAGCTGATGAGGTATACTCTACCTCGGCTGTCGTTACAAATCCACGGAAGGAGGGTATCATGGCCAAGCTCGACGAGAGCTTGATCCAGAAGGCGGCGAAGATTGTCGCCAAGTTCGACGGCGACGACAAAGACGCCGACGTGTACAAGGCCATCGAGTCCGGTATGAAGGTGGGTCGCAACACTGCGATCCAGCTGATGTACTACGCGGAGCCGGTGGCCGATCCGTCCCTGAAGTTCAAGGCGACGGGTGCCAACGTCAAGAAGGCTCGCGACCAGCAGAACCTGCGCTGGGAGCGGATCGCGGCTCGTGCCGACATCTCGATCAACTCGGCCCGGCAGATGTATGAGGAGGCCGGTGGCGACCTGGACGAGAGCTACATCGGACGCGGCAAGCGTCCGCCGAATGCACCGGCAGAGCCCAAGAAGTCGTCCGCCAAGAAGCCCGCTGCGAAGAAGACACCGGCCAAGAAGACACCGGCCAAGAATCGCACGCGAGCCCAACTGGTGTCGCGCCGCCCTTAGCCTTTGTCGGTACAGTAGCGCATCCTGGTACAGATGAGGAGATTCGTCAGCTGATCGAAGGCAAGACACTGGTGGTACTAACCTCGATACTCAGCAACGATGGCCAACTGTCCATCGATTCGGTGGACGAGTACAAGTGCGAGAAGTTCCACCAGTTCTTGCCGGCTGGCGAAACGAAGCACGGGACGCGCAAAGACCCGCTGATTCAATTCTGGAGCGAGCGGTTTATTGACCCTCGCGGCGGATATAGTCGGTTTGGGTTCATGCGTACCGTATCGACAATGAGCGTTCTAGCCATCAAGGGTGTCTCTCAGAAGCAAATTGATGCGATTCGGAGCAAGAAGCCGGTCATCAAGGCGCGGACGAGAGCCCAGCGACTTGCCCTGAGGGGCAAGTGAGCGAGCGGTGTGGCGCGGTAGGCTCCTCCTATCGCGCCCCGCTGCTCCGAGAGTCATCGCGTCTGTTGTACCCTCCGCGCGGTGGCTCTCGGAGGAGCGGGACACCGTTCCAACTGGCTAGGGGCCAGTACACAAAGCCCTAGCTGTATACGAAAAGGAGGGTACATGTCTCAGATTATGGCAGAGAAGGTCGGCGAAGCGATACGGTTGACTTTCTCGTTCGATGCCGGTACAGTGAGGGACATCAAGACAGTTCCTGGGCGTCGATTCCTGCCGCCAGAACGAGGCGGGCCAGCATGGCTCGTACCACTCGACCTGGCGACGGCTCGACGGCTCCGGCAACTGTTCGGTGATCAACTCCTGCTCGGTCGTGACCTAGTCACCTGGGGTCGCGATGCCGTTAGCCAGGAGCAATCGCTAGCGAGCATGGTTCTTTCGGACGATGCTGTGCTAGTGAACATGCCCGGTCTGCTGCCGGGGCTCGATGCGTTCATCCGTGGTGAGACTACAGGATGGCCAGATCGGCCCTATCAGCGAGCGGACATCAAGTTCATGGCAGCGACTTCCGCGATCAACGGCAATCAGCCGCGTCTGGGGAAAACGCTAGAGGTCATTGGTGCCGTCTACGAGGCGGGGATTCATGAAGGCCCGCATCTCGTAATCGCTCCGCAGACCAGCCTGGAAACAGTCTGGCGCTACGAGCTAGAGCGATGGCAGCGCATGCCCGTGTTCACTTACTCGGGCGAAACGCCTCAAAACGTCCGAGCCGATATGCCCGATTCGATTGCCGAAGCTATGGCGGTCATGCGGGGATACTGGCTCGTGACGACGCCTCATATGGTGCGACAGAACACGGACGTGTTCACGTTGGAAGCCTGGAATAGCGTTACGGTGGATGAGTTCCACCGGACTGGTTTGTCCAATACGAAGTCTCAGTTCTTCGCAGCAGTGAAGCAGCTAGAGGCGAAACGCAAGTGGTTCCTGAGCGGCACTCCGATTGGCGGTAAGCCGATCAAGCTGTTCGCTCCACTACAGCTGATGTACCCGAAGTCGTTTACCTCAAAGTGGCGATGGGCTGAGCAGTGGCTCCGCGTCGAGACGAAGCAGATTCGGGTCAAAGGCGGACGGCAACAGACTATCCGCGAGATTCATGGCCTGAAACCGGGTAGTGAGGCAGAGTTCTACACGGCCCATGCACCGTACATGGTGCGTCGGCTCCGTGAAGAAGTCTTGCCGCAGCTGCCCAAGAAGCTACCTATCGACGTGTGGTGTCCAATGACACCGACGCAGGCTGCACAGTACCGCAAGTTCGAGGAAGCTGCCGAACTCGTCATCGGCCACGTCGAGGCGGACAAGGGGCAGCGTCACCTCCTGTCCAACTGCATCCTGACCGAGTATCTGCGGTTGAAGCAATTCGCCAATGCGTACTCGCTGGTCATCGAGAAAGAAGTGACCTGCAAATGGTGCAAGGACAAGGAACGCGACGACATCAACGAGTGCTGGTACTGCTCTGGTACCGGGAAACAGATGGTGCTCAACCTGAGTCCGACCGAAGACAGCGGCAAGTTGCCGTTCCTTCTCGACCGTCTAAAGGAAGCCGGGATTGATCCCGACGATCCTGACGGTGATAGCCAAGCTGTGATCGCGTCCCAGTTCAAGGGAACGGTGGACATGATCGCGGACTGGCTACCTAAACAAGGCATCGACTGTCTAAAGCTCACCGGCGACACGAACAAGCGTGGCGAGCGGGCTGAGATCCAGCGCACGTTCCAATCTGGTGACGGCCCGAGAGTGATCGTCATGACTACGACTGCCGGCGGTGTGGCAATCGACCTCGGTCGTGCGGATACCTGCCACGTGATGGATGAGACGTGGAACCCGGACGATCAAGAGCAGTTGACCGATCGAATCCTCGGAGCTTACAAGCTCCATCAGGTCAGCTGCTTCTACTACAGGTCGCTGAACACAGTCGAGGAGTACATTGCGGGTGTAACTGCCCTCAAGAGCAACCTGAACGACATCGTTCTCGATGTTCACCGGCAAATCGCCCACAGAAACAAGCCTCGCGCCCGCGCGTAGTACGGACGGAAGCGCTCGCGGGCCCAGCAGTTCGGTCTAGGCGAAAAACTGGATCGGAGCACGATGGCTATCCGATACACTGCCTCGCCGCCGCTGAATGATGGGCCCGCCCGCGCGTCCGTCCGTATATACGCGAGGGTTGCTCGACCTCTGAATTTTGGGTACGAATGGAGGGCACCATTGCCCACACATAGTAAATCGATGGAATATCAGGCAATTCATAAGTGGGTGAACAGGAACAAAGTAAAAACCGGCATCTGTTCAAGGCCAGGTTGTAACACTGGTTATCTTGGTTCACCCTTTCACACTGAATGGGCGAATGTTTCGGGTGAGTACAGAAGGGATCTAAATGACTACATAGAATTGTGTAAGAAATGCCATTGGCATTTCGATAATCCGGATCGAAATGTATGGGAGAAAGCGCACCCCTGGTTTTTCCAGGGAAAAAGAAAAGACTAGACGCCGGGGTTGTTATCTAGTAGGCTTTCCGTAGCGATTCCGCCGAATCGCCGCCGGTACCAACAAATAGGAGGACGAATTGAGCCGAGCCGAGCCGCAGCGTCCAAATCTACTCAGAACGTCGGAGCGCTCGACGTTCATGAGGTGCCAGTTCAAATGGCACGTGGAGTTCGCGGAGCTACGGAAACCTGTCACCGATGTACCACCCCTGCGCTTCGGATCATTGATACATGCCGCGCTCGCCCGCTACTACCGTCGAGGCTTGACGCGCGGCCCGCACCCTGCCGAGACGTTCGCTGAGTTGTACCGGCGCGACGTCATCGAGGCGTCCGAGTTCGGCATCCGCGTCGAGGAGGATGAAGGATGGGTCAACGCGGGCGATCTAGGGGTGGCGATGCTGGAACACTACATCGACCATTACGGAGACGACGGGCAATGGGAAGTAGTCGTCACTGAGATGCCGTTCCAGATTCCCGTCAAACATGCGAGGCCGTTCACTTACGTCGGCGTGCTCGATGGAGTCTGGCGTCACACCGACACCGGCAAGCTCTGGATTCCCGACCACAAGACTGCCGCCGCGATCCAGACGCGCTACCTGCTACTTGATACGCAGGCGAGCGCGTACTACACATTCGGTGTCGAGTTTCTTCATCGCCAAGGAATGCTCTCGCGTAAGGATGAGATCGACGGCGTGCTCTTCAACATCATGCGGAAGGCGAAGCCGGACGAGCGCCCGGTGAACGCAGCCGGCCAATACCTGAACAAGGATGGCTCGGTTAGTCAGAAGCAACCTGCGCCCTACTTCGACCGCCATCCTGTACGTCGCGGAACGAACGAGCGGAATCAACAGTACAATCGAGTCCAAATCGAGCACTCTACTATCGAGGCCGTCCGCGAGGGCGGTCTTGAAGTTGTAGTCAAGAACGCAGGCCCGTTCACCTGCGCCGGTTGCTGGGCCATCGACATCTGCGAGCTACACGAGATTGGGGCCGACTGGCGCGAGTTCATGGAATCTACCACAAAGAACTGGAACCCCTATGCAGAGCACGAAATCTACGAAGGCCGCTAGACCAACCTGCGAATGTGGATGCGGTCGTCCGGTTGGCATCAACCGCAGTAGACCGGGACACTACAACCGCTTCCTCAATGGCCACAATAAGTCGTCACCACCAGGCCAGTACCTAGACAAGAGTCATCCAGCGTGGCTCCGGACACATCGCAGTTGGGATAACATGCTGACACGCTGTACCAATCCGAACGCTCGCGGATATGCCCAATACGGCGCTCGCGGAATCCGCGTCTGTGACCGATGGCGTACCTATGCCAACTTTCTCGCTGACATGGGGTATCGACCGGAGAATACGCATCTTCATCGGATTGACCATGACGGCGACTACGAGCCTAGCAACTGCCGCTGGGCGCCACCGGGAGCAAAGGGATGAAGATCAGCCGGGAATGGGCCAACATCCCGCCGGTCGAAGACACCAGCACGCTACTTGGGCTCTGGCGCGATTTCGAGGAGCGCCGCGACAATCCTGACTCGATGGTCGCAAAGTACAAAGATGACATCCCGCGCTACTGCTATGAGGCTACATCATTTGACCAGGCGATCAGCCGCGCTGTTCTAGCTCGCCGCCCGAACGGCAAGATGCACAATCACCAATCGAAACAGGCCAAGATTCTGCCCGTCTGGTGGCATCAGCTGCGGACGAAAGAGCGCCAGACGATCATGCTCCATGTCGAGACGTTCGACCAGTTGTATGAATACCTCTGGTCATGGCGTATTTCCGGCATCGGATTGATGACCGTCTACGATACAGCTGTCCGATTGGGCGAAGCGCTCGGTGTCGAGCCACGTCAGCTGTACATCCACGCGGGCGTCGAGGCAGGACTGGAAGCGCTCGTCAAGCGCGGATACGTCAAGAACGAACTTATCCAGCGCAAGCGCAAGATTCCGATGCACTACCTACCGAAGCCACTCCGACACAAGCCGGCAGATATGGTCGAGGATTTTCTGTGCACCTACCGCGAAGCGATCCTAGAATTGCCCAGTAGGTGTGAAAATTGATTGTTACCTCGCCAGGAGGGGCATAGATGAGATTCTGGATCCCACTTTTGATCGCTGCGGCGATAGCCGGGTCGTTCTGGCTCGCGGTAGCCGACAGTGCGCCGCCACCGCCAATCAAGATGGAGAAGCAGATCAAGCGACTCCAAGGCAACGTGGCTTCCCTGACGGCACAGATCATCGAGCTTCAGCGCGTCGATCAGACTGCGGCAGAAGCCGAATCCAACCTGGAGGCGCGAGTGTCCGCGCTCGAAGCGAAGGCAGGCCCATGAAGGAGGTGATCAATCCCACCGTCCCAACTACAGAAAGGGGGCCAGCTATCTGGGCTCTCATCAATACGGCGCAGTTGCGCCAGATTCACCAGCAACTTGTCACTCTCACCGAGGAGGTATCCCAGTTGGTGGACGAAGCGACATTCGATCAGCAACTCAGCGATCTCAACGCGGCCATCGACGAACTGATCGCCGCCGTCAACGATCACGTTGCGTCGCATCCCGACCTGACCGACGAATCGGCAGCCGTCGTCTCCGCGACCGACAAGGTCAAGGCAGCGGCCGACGCGATCACCGGCACTGCTGCCAACGGCCAACCCGACCAGCCGCCTGCGGACACACCGCCCGCCGACGCGCCGCCGGAGGCAACGCAGCTGCCGAGCTAGGAAGCCATGGCGAAACCTGCGCAAATCCGTCCCATCAAAGAGTCGAAGCATACGTTCATCGGTTTGTACGGCGATCCCGGCTGCGGCAAGACGACGTTCGCCGGATCGTTCGGCAAGGGCACACTGATCGTTCGGCCTCCCATCGACCATACTGATTCAATCGTCGGATCGGGAGCGGACGAATGGGTCGTGCACTCTTGGGACGACATGCTGGAAGTGCAGGAGTTCGCCCGGCATGAAGGTGGCAAAGAGTACGAGTGGATCTGGCTAGACAGCGTCTCACTCTGGCAGGATGTCGGCATGGACGACATCTGGCAAGGCGTTATAGCTCAGAATCCGCATCGGCTCAAAGCCTTCTACGACCGAGGCGAGTATCGCATCAACATGGGACGTATCTCGGAATGGGTGCGATACATGATCGGCAACGATACCTTCAACTTCGGTTTCACTGCCCATCCGTTCTGGGCGACGTTCCGTGAGAACCAAGGTGAAGGGGATGACGTCACGAAGCTCATGCCGTGGATCCAGGGGAAGTCAATGCCCCAGAAGCTCTGCGGTATGATGAGCCTCGTGGCCTACATGACAGTCCACAAACGAAAGGAAGGGGGCAGCCTATACCGCAAGATGTCGTTCCACGGCACTGAGAACTTCTACGCGAAGGATGGGCTTGGTGCGTTCCCCAAAGGGTTCGTCATCAACCCGACGCTGCCTTCAGTAGCAATGGCAGCAGACGCGGCGCGCAAGGCGAAACAGGCCAACGTGCGTCCCATGGTTCGACGGAGAACAAGGAGAACTGCTACATGACACGCATCGCATATGACGTCTCGGGTGTCGAGGGCGCTGGTGGAGAGGATCCACCGCCCGGCATCTACGAGGCGACAATCGTCGCAGCGGAGCAGCGATCCGAGAAGGCAGATGGGTCGCCTGCGAACGACATCCATGTCACGTTCGACCTCGGAGGCGACTTTGTACGGAAGCACACGTACATCGGCCTGGGCGAGAACGCGGCCTGGAAGCTCAAGGAGTTCACGAACGCCTTGGGCCTCAAGGACAAGGGCACGCTCGACACGGCGAAGCTTGAGGGCAAGAAGGTTCGCATCAAGCTGAACCCGGACACGTACGATGGCGAGCCCCGCTCGAAGGTCGGCACCATCCTCAAGCTCAAGGCGTCCAAGGCTGAGGCAGAGCCTGAGGACGAGGAGCCTGAGGAGGAGCCAGAAGAGGAGCCAGAAGAGGAAGATGACGGCTCAGTTGACCTCGACGCGATGGATCGAGACGAACTGAAGGCGTTCATCAAGGACAACGATCTTCGCGAGTCTGCCGGCGTCAAGGTACTCAAGAACGACACCGACGATGACCTCCGCGCGAAGATTCGTGAAGCCATGCCGGACATGGAGCCGGCAGAAGAGGAGGAGGAAGAAGAAGATGCCGGGGAGGAGGCATCTGGAGAGGAGGATGACTACGACCAGTGGAAGCTGGCCGAACTGAAGGAGGAGATTGGTAACCGGAGCCTCGAAGTAGCATCGCCGGTCACCAAGGCCAAGGCAATCGCGGCACTCCGCGAAAACGACCAAGAGGAGCCTTTCTGATGGTACAGGCGACAAAGGTCGCGAACCGCGACATCTACGACATCACGTACGACAAGGGCAACGGAGAAGGTCACATCATCGCCCGGTTCCACAACAACGCAGACGGCGACAAGTCCGAGTACACCGGCGTCAATGACGGCAGCTTTGTCGTCACTGTCGCGACCGGCTACGAGGGCGAGGACAACGTCGTCATCGAGGCCGAAGATGGCACGGTGCTGGACGAAGGCACCGTCACCTTCGGGTAGCACATGCCAATCAAGCTAGATGACTTCTCATTACGCACGGACGACCTGTGCTTCGCGACTCTGCTCTCCATGAAGGGCTACACGACCAGCATGGAGCTACGGGATCGCGGCCCGAACCGTCGTGTTGTGTGGTGGACGCTCGGGCTAGACGAGGATGACGACCCGATCCGTGATCTCGTCAAAGAGTACACGGCCAACGACTGCCGTGTCGAGCCGCGCGAGTTCTTGCGGCATATGAGAGGTGTCCGACGAGCAATGTACGATCTGCTCGGCGTTGGGAAGTCATCTAGCTGAGGCTATGCCGATCACGAACGCTCAGCTGAGGCAATTGCGGCCCTATCTGCTAGGGGCCAGCCCGAAGCCAGATGGAGAATGGGACTTGTACTGTCCGCTCCACCACGACTCGACGCGCAGTGCAAGCCTCAACGTTTATGACGGCGTATGGTTCTGCCAGGCGGGCTGCGGCGGTGGTTCGATCACCGACCTAATCAAAGCACGCGCCAAGTGGGTGCCACCGAACCCCGGCGCAGTCCGCAACGGTTACCACCCCAGGGGGCATAACGGAGCGATGGAAACGGTCACGGAAGCGATGGTGGCCGCCTGGGCGCAGAACTTGCTGGACTCGAAAGCAGCGCTCGACGACATCAGCGCTCGACGCGGGTTGACGGCCGATACGCTACAACGCTACGAGATAGGTTGGCGCCGCGACCGCAAGACATACACGATCCCGATTCGCGGGCAAGAGGGCGAATTGCTCAACGTCCGCTTCTACACACCGACGCCTCGACCAGGCAGGCGCAAGATTTGGGGCGTGACGGGTAGCAACGAGCCACGTCTCTATCCCATCGATCAGCTAGAGCATGAGACCATCGTCGTCTGTGAGGGAGAACTAGATGCACTCGCCACCATCCAAGCGGGCTATCCCGCCATCACCCGCACCGCCGCCGCGAAGGTTTGGCATCCGGCTTGGAACGAACTCTTTGCTGGCAAGCGCGTGTACATCTGCCACGATAGCGATGCTACTGGCGTATCTGGCAATCGGCTGGTGGGACGTCATCTGGGTCGCCGTGCTAGTTGTTTCGTGGTATCTTTGCCTTATCCTGTTCTGGACAAACACGGCCAAGACCTAACTGACTTCTGGAAGGAACACACCAAAGAGGAATTTGAGGCTCTGCTGCGCGAGGCGAAACCGCTCGGCAAACGGGCCGATGAATCAGGGCCAGAAACTGTCACGGTACTTGACAGCTTCGCGGCGCAACGTATCGCGAAGCCTGTCAAGCTTGTCGTCACCGTGAAGGGCAAGAAGGAACCTGGGTACACGATTCCGAAGACAGCGCAACTTAGCTGTACTCGCGACGCGGGGCCCAAGTGCGCTTTCTGCCCTCTGAAGGCTACCGGCGTGGCCGATGTGACGATCTCACCTGACAGTCCGGCGATTCTGGCCCTGATTGATTCTCCTATCGCGACCGTACTCGACCAGATACGGCAAGAGTACGGAGCGATGAAATGCAACAAGCTCAACATCGAGGTAAGCGAGCATCAAAGTGTGGAGGTGCTATATGCCCGTCCAAGTCTTGATCATGTTGACGGGACGGAAGCGGGGGCGTACAAGACTATTCGGATCACGTCGGTGGGCCGACACGACACCATGCCAAACAATACTGTCCTTGCCACTGGAGCCCTACACCCTAACCCGCGCTCTCAAGCTAATGAATTCCTTAGCTGGAACTTGGCCCCAGTCGATACCTCCCTCGATAGCTTCCAACTCAGTGGAGAGGCTGCGCAGGCCCTGACGATCTTCCAAGCGAACGGGCGCTCACCAGCGAGCAAGCTCAAAGAGATAGCCGAAGCGATGGGGCAGCACGTTACCCGCATCATCGGCAGATGGGAAATGCATGCGATATTTGATCTCACGCTTCACTCGATCCTATCCTTCCGATTCAATAAGAAGCTCATTCGTCGCGGGTGGGTGCAGAGTATCGTTTACGGTGACACTCGAACCGGCAAGTCCGAAGCCGCTTCACAGATACTTCGCCACGTTGGTGCGGGCGAAATGGTCGGTGGAGAGTCGGCGAGCTATGCAGGACTTGTTGGAGGGCTTCAGCAACTCAATGGACGAGACTGGATCGTCACCTGGGGCGTCATCCCTCTCAACGACCGACGGGCCGTGGTCGTAGATGAGGTCACCGGACTTACACACGAGGATATATCACACATGTCCGACCTGCGGGCATCGGGGATTGTACGTCTTAGCAAGATTCAGCAAGAAGTCACCCATGCTCGTACTCGCATGCTGTGGCTCGCCAACCCACGTGATGGTGGGCATATGGGACAATACACGTACGGAGTGGACGCTTTGCGCCCTCTCATCGGAAATGTTGAAGACATCGCTCGTTTCGATCTTGCAATGGCGGTCACGATGCATGATGTCCCGGTTGAAGAGTACAACGTCACGTATGAGACAAGCGATCTACCCTACACGAGCGAGCTAAGCCATCAGCTACTCCTCTGGTGCTGGACGCGCCGACCGGATCAAGTAGTCTGGATGGACGGGGCTGAGGCTGCCGTACTACGCGCCGCGAGCGAACTAGGACGGAGCTACATCGAGGATCCACCACTGATACAGGCGGCAGATGTCCGCGAGAAAATTGCAAGACTTTCGGTGGCTCTTGCTGCACGCCTATTCTCGACCGACGAGGAATGTCAGCAAGTCATCGTGACGCCTCAGCATGTATCGACGACCGTGCGCTTCATCAATCACATCTACTCGATGGATCAATTCGGCTACCGCGAGCGCTCCGAGGAGGCAGACCGCAACCGCGAGCAGGCGCAGCGTAGCCGACAGACCATCCGGACGTTCCTACTCGACATGCGCGGCCTCGCGCAGTTCATGAGGATCAACGGATCGTTCCGTCGGCAGGACATCGAGGAGGTCATGGATATGACACGAGAGGAGGCCAATGCTGTAATCACCAAGCTCTGGGACGCACGCATGGTACGCAAGGTGAAGGGAGACATCCTGGTCGAGCCAACTCTACACAAGCTACTACGGGAGGTGAAGTGGTGAGTAATCTACCTGATAAGCCTAGTCAACTGCCTGAGAAGCCGGGTGGCCGCATTTGGCATGAAGAGGATCAAGAATCCCTCATGACCGACCTGTTCGCTCAAAAGATCGAGGAGCAAATACTCGCGAATCACAAGTTCCTGAATCGAGTCGTAGCATCCGTGCGTACCGTCGATCATGCCGGCTGGGACAAGCGGAGCATCGTCGTGACGTTCACCGACGGCACTGCGCTCGGCATCAGCGGGCGCGATCTAGTTCTGCGCGAGTTCGACATGAATCCGTCGGACGAGCAACTGTTCGAGGCGGCGAGCCGTGACGAATGAGCCGTTGTCGCCGGCACGCCTCAAAGAAATCGACTGGGAACTAAAGCACACGATCAATCCCGATTTCGTCCCGCGCTCTCTGGCCGTGGAGCTTCGCGGCGAGGTTGCCCGGCTCACCGCCGAACTGACCCGCGTTCGCGTTCAAGCTCAGCGTGTGCGGGGATTAGAGAAGGCGCTGTCGGATGAGTGCGCGAACAGTCTCCGGTTGGCTGCCCGCGTGGCCGAGCTAGAGAAGGTGCTCCACTCCTGTCAAGCGATTGCCGTAATGGCCCAGAGTTCTCGGCATGTTGACGAAGAAACGCGTCTGTCATGTCTGAATGAGATTGAGGTTCGCGCCCGTGAGGCTTTGGCTGGCGGTGACGGCGATGACTAAGCCGTTGTCGCCGGATAAGATTGGACAAAAGGCTGTACGTCTCAGGAACACCGGCCCGATCCAGATGGATACACGTCGCGTGATGACGCCTGAGCAGGTCAAGGAGCGAGCCGAACTCAACGCGGCGAACACGGCGGAAGCTATCCACCGGCGAGCGAACGCGGGGTGGAACGGCAAGTGAAGGTCTGTGTCATTGGATGCGGGCCGTCGGGATTGCTGGCAGCCCACGCCTGCCGACAGGACGGGCACAAGATCACCATCATCAGCGATAAGATCAAGAAGAGCATCATGGCCGGAGCTATGTACATCCACGAGTCGATTCCTGGCGTCACGCCGAAGCTCCCAGACGGCAAGTTGCTGATTGAGAAGCGCGGCCTGCCTGAGGGTTACGCATCAAAGGTGTACGGCGACCCAGCGCACCCGGTTAGCTGGACACAGTTCCGTACCGGTGACCACAACATCTGGTACATGGATGAAGCATACGACCGGCTCTGGGCTCGGTACAAGCGATACGTGAGGGAATGCGAGGTTACGCCTCTGAGGATGGATGAGATCATCCGTCACTTCGACCTCGTGATCGCAACTCTGCCGAAGCCCGCCGTTTGCTATCGGGATCACGAATTCAACTCAGTGCCGATCTACGTTCGCCAGCGCCGACTCGGCAGGGACACGATCCACCCGAATGTCATGACCTACAGCGGCATGCACCAAGACCCGTGGTACCGCAAGAGTACGATCAACAACGTCGTCACCATCGAGTACCCGCAGCGTCCGCCGAATGATGACTACTACGCCGGCATCAAGCCGACTAGCAACAACTGCGACTGCTGGCCTCGCGTACTCTGGGCCGGTCGCTGGGGCCGATGGGAGAAAGGGGTGCTAGTGCACCATGTCTACCAACAGGTGAAAGATGCTCTGCTCCAAGTGTAGCGCGCCGGTCACGCCGGTCGTAGCGTTCGACATCGATGGCACGCTGGGAGACTTTCATATTCACTTCATCAGGTTTCTGGAGCGGTACATCAACTATGAAGGTAACCACTGCTGCGGCTACGACATCTACAAAGGTGACTCGCCGTTCTATGTTTGGGCGGACGCGATGTACAATATCGACTACCGCACCTGGCAGGACATCAAGCTCGCTTATCGCCAGGGTGCGCAGAAGCGCTCGATGCCGATCATCCCCGGCGCAGTCGAGGCTGTACACACTGCCGCGAGAGAGGGCTGTGAGATTTGGTTCACCACGACGCGGCCATACCTGCGACTCGACAACATCGATCCCGACACACGCTTCTGGCTCGACAAGGTGCTGGGAGTCGAGGATTTGTACAGTGGGATGATCTACGATGAGTTGAAGTATGATCGCTTCCGCGAGCTAGTCGATCCGCAGCGTGTCATCCTGATCGTTGAAGACCTAGCTGAAATGTACGACGCGGCAGCTGTCATCTTCGGCGAGGATGTGCCGGTGATAGTCGATTCGATCTACAACTCAGAGGCGCAGGACGCCATGATGCATAGAGTCTCTGACATGTACGCCCTGCCCGGACTAATCATGCAGCGAGCGAACCGATGGAGGATGCAGCATGGGGATAACATTCCAAGTTGACGAGGGTGAGAACCTAACAATGCCGCAGCAGTACATCCTACAGACGCTGCTCAAGGCATTCAACCTGATGCTAGAGCGCGAGAAGGTGTACGGTTCAGCTTGGACGCGCTACGGTGTCAATGACAAGGTCATGCATATCCGCGACATCACCTCTCGCGTCGAGCACCTGTCCACCATCGCGGCAGAGAAGGGCGATCCAGTCGCAAACAAGCTTGAGGATTTACTCCTCGATTTGATCAACTACAGCGCAATGGGAGCAGTCCAGACTTCGCAGGGGAAGTTTTCATGAGCCTGGGGCGGGCCTGTGAATGTGGATGTGGTGACCGTGGCTAAATCTTTCAAATCTGGGGCGGGACGCATTCGATACAGGTACACCAAACCCAAGGTCGAAGAAGGGGATTGGGCCGTAGAGGTAGGGTCGGACAACCCAACACCAAACCCCACGTCCCGCCCCAGTTGGGATGCTGAGGTCTATGACCCGCATATCCGCAACTTGGGGGAAACGAAGATCAGCGCCTTCAGCGGACGTGACCGGCTACGACAGGAGTGTAGTCATGAGCAACCGCGACTCGTCCGACAAGACCGACGAACAGCGAGGGTACCACGGCGTGTGTCCACGATGCGGTTTCACAGCCTTCATCATCACTCGACGTACAGTTTCCTTGATGGGTACGCGCTGCCCGAGGCACATACCAGACGAGCAACCGAAATTGGTATGGAGGGATTTGCCCTTACAGAGCATGGGAATCTCGCCTCACACGTCAAGTTTGAGCAAGCGGCTACGAAGGAAGGTGTCAAACCTATATTCGGCTGTGAGTTCTATTGCGGCCCGATAGATGAGGAGAGGCGTGCGCAAACGAAGAACCATCTTACAGTCCTTGCAAAGTCGAAGGTTGGGTATCGGAATCTGCTCAGCCTCGTCACAGGCTCTAATGGTCGAGGATTCCACTATCACCCAACAGTATCCGGTCGCGATCTGGCTTCCCAAGCCTCTGGACTCGTCATCCTTAGCGGTTGCCAGGGCTCTCTCCTCTTCACTAGTCTCATGGGTGGAAAAGGAATTGCCAGGGAGCATGCTTCTTTCCGGCGAGCTAAGCTTGTCGCCCAGAGATTCAAGCGAATCTTCGGAGACAGCTACTACATTGAGGTTCAAGCGTTTCCCGAACTGCGCGATACGCGCGTGGCGAATGAGGCGCTTGCGGAGATTGCTCGCCAAGTTGGAGTACCTCTCGTAGCAACGCTCGACTGCCACTACACGATCCCGACGGAGAAGGAACTCCAGCAAATTCTGCATAACGTCCGACCTGGCAAACAGCTGACGCTAGAGGAGCAAGTACGAAACTGGGGATACAACGCCGACCTCTGCCCGCCGGTCGATGACCGGACACTGCTGTACAAGCTCATCGCAACCGGGATACCGCGTAAGCAAGCGATCCAAGCGATCCTGGCGACCGAGGAGATTGCGCAGGAGTGCAACGTAACCCTGCCGAAGCTACCGATGGTGCGGTACATAGGTGACGACGGCCGAACTCCTCACGAGCTAGCCTGGGACTGGCTCCGCGAGGGCTGGCGCCTACGCGGGCTGCATAGGCTGCCCTATCGCGAGCGCCAGGCGTACGCGGATCGCGTCAAGTATGAGATGTCGATCATCGAAGGGAAGGATTTCATTGATTACTTTCTTATTGTCGCGGACGCAATGCGCTTCGCAAAAGCTAAAGGCATTGCTGCTGATCCGCGAGGCTCAGCGGTCGCTAGCGTCGTCTGCTGGCTCCTCCAGATCACCGAGCTTGACCCATTCAAATATGATCATCTCATCTTCGAGCGATTCATCGATCTCAACCGTGTCGATCTACCTGACATCGACATTGATTTCGAGAGTGATCGCCGAAGTGAAGTGGATCAATATCTAGCCCAGCGCTACGGCAGCGATTGCGTGTCGAAGATCGCGACCTTCACGATGTACAAGGCCAAGAACTCTCTGGACGACGTAGCCCACGCTTTTCAGATTCCCAAATACGAGCTAGACCCGCTCAAAGAAGTCCTCATCGAGCGGTCATCTGGCGATCTGCGCGCGAGCGCGACCATCGAGGATACTATCGAGCAATTCGACCAGGCGCGTACTGTAGTCGAGAAGCATCCTGAGATCACCAAGGCTACGCTGCTGGAGGGGAACGCTCGACAGATGGGCGTCCATGCGGCCGGCATAGTAGTCGCGAACGGCCCGCTCAGCGAGGTTGTGCCCGTCGTGACGCGGAAGGTACGTGGCGCGGACACGCAGGTCGTTCAGGTAGACAAGTACGATTGTTCATACCTCGGGCTACTCAAGCTCGACTTCCTGGGACTGACGAAGCTCGACCAGCTAGCTGATTGCTGCCGAGCGATAGGCGAGCCGACCAAATTCTTGTACTCGATCCCGACTGATGACCCGGAGGTGATCCGTGGATTCCATGCCAACGACGTTACCGGAATATTTCAATTTGACGGTCGCGCTGTACGCTCACTCAATGGGTCGCTCCGTCCGGACACTCTTCAAGAAGTCTGCGACATTACCGCCCTGGCTCGCCCTGGGCCACTCCACAACGGCGCAGCGCAGATGTATATTGATATCAAGCGCGGATCCATTCAACCTAGAACTGTACACCCCGCGCTGGAACGCATCCTGGCCAAGACATACTACCAGATTGTCTACCAGGAGCAAATCCTTAGAATTGTTCGTGAGATTGGAGACTTCGACTGGACGGATTCGGCCCAGATCAGAAAGATCATCTCACAGAAACACGGCGACCAGGCATTCAACAGATACAAGGATCAATTTGTTAGGGGCTCCCGTACTATCCCCGAGCGCCTGGGAGATCATCCAATGGAAGTGGACGAAGCCGAACAAATCTGGGGCGAGTGCATCACGGCTGGCTCCTACGCTTTCAACGCCGCGCACTCCGCGAGCTACGGGACGCGAGCCTGGTGGGACATGTGGTTCAAGAGGCATCACCCGGAAGCTTGGTTCCCTGCCGCTCTGCGTCGAGTCTCTTCTGGTAGTGGAGGAGGTAGCAGCGCAAACCCAAAGGCTACTGCGGTTAGCCGCGCCAAACTTGACCCAGTTGTTGTCATGCTCCGTGACGCGCGCAAACATGGGCGAAACTTCAAAGTCGTACCGCCTAACATTCGCGAGTCGGGCATTACCTGGGCCGGTCGAGGCAATCGTCTCGTGGCCGGTTTCACTCAGCTGCCCAACATCGGAGAATCGAAGGCAGCCGCGATCATAGAAGCTCGCGAGGAGAACGAGCTAACGACCTGGGCCGATCTCATCAAGGTGACCGGCTTCGGACAGAAGACAGTTGACAAGATTACAGATTGGGTGGAGAAGGAGGATCCATTCGGCACATACGTCTTGGATCGCCGATTGGCCAAGACTAAGGGCGACCTGCCCGCGTTGGGCCTGCCGACTCCTACCCACAACGCTCTGGAGATTCCGTACGAGCGAGGCAAGGACACCGCCATCTGCTGGATCGGAATCATCCTGCACCGGAACCTTCGGGACATATTTGAAGTCAACCGAGCACGGGGCGAGGAGCTAGATCCAGAGCAGATCAAAAACCCGGAGTTGAATGAGTGGGTTCTCATGGCCGGATACGACGGAGAAGAAATCGTTAGTATCCGAGTCAATAGGTACATCTACCCGCGATTCAAGCGCATGGTTTGGGCACTCAAACCGAACGATGATATTGTTCTAGTCAGAGGGGTGAAGCCCGGATTCCGTAGCGCGAGAGAGATTCAAGTATCCAAGATGTGGGTGCTCAGAGATGACTAATCGGTTCTGGCAGAAGGTCAATAAAACTTCAAGCTGCTGGTTCTGGACAGGCACCCTAGACGGATACGGTTACGGCGTATTCAAATGCAAAGGTAAGTATTACAAAGCACATCGAATCGCATACGATCTTCTCATACGACACTTGACTCCATCAGAACACCTGCATCATTTGTGCTCACATCGCAACTGCGTTAATCCGCAGCATGTCATTCCTGTGACGAGAGCCGAGCACAATGCCATACACTTCAAAGGGAAGGAGGGGCATAAGTGTTCTGATGGATGTAGGTGTAATAAGCACACGCCCAAGAAGGTGTATTGTAAGCCTGGATGTACCTGCCGCCGGCATACGTGGGGGATTGAGCGAGCGCTCCGGAGGCAGATGTGATCTGGGAACTACTAGGACAGGAGGTTCATGAGGCGACTCTGCGCCATGATAGTGGTGCTGGCAGGTCTATCCCTACTGAGCACCAATATCGCAACGCCGAGCACGTTCAGTTCGCTCCACGCGCAAGCGAAGTACGTTGCGCTACATGGGGGCATCCAAGGGTCGTGCTACGGATGCGCGACCTCGCAGATGAAGTACCTATCGCGCAGGTTGGTCATCGAACGATTCTCACGAGCGGGATCGTACGCTGTGCAATGGGCACTCTGCGTCGTCAACCGAGAGAGCGGATTCAATCCGGGCGCCATCAACAGTTCATCGGGCGCGGCAGGACTGTTCCAATTCCTCGGTCATCCACAGTACAGCTACTGGGGCCTGACACACGATCCCGTGTACCAGGTATCCTCCGCGTGGCAGTTATCACACGGAGGCAGGGATCACTCTCCCTGGTATGGGGGAGGATACAGCTGCTAGAAAGGAGCAAACGAGTGAACACACTCGGAGCACTCGCCGATATAGTCGCTGACGATTGTGGCATCACCAAGCGACTGGCCCTAGACGTGCTCAGGTCGGTGATCAGCAACGTACAGGAGGAGTTGAAGTCAGGGAACGAGGTCAAAATCCCCGGCTTCGTCAGCTTCCAGTACCGCGTTCGCGCCGGCAAGAAGAAGGGCACAGTTGTTCGCAACCCGTTCGACGGATCAGAGCGCAAGCTGGACGCCGCGATTCCGCCGAAGATCATCGTCAGGCCGCGCGTCTCGACGGCGATCAGGAACGCTGCGCCTCAACCTCGTACCGCCGCTGGCAAGCGCATCATGGCGGAGAAGGGGTAAACCGTGCGCCACCCCATCGACATCAATGGATACGACTACTCGACCAGCCGTGAGCCATCGGACTTCTCTGAGAACGTACTGACTCGGGATGTAGCATTCAATCGGCACTCCAAGAATCAGGAGGGCACCCACGTCAGCCCGTTTGACCAAGGCCACATCGATGTCGGTACCGACGACATCAAGGTGCGGCTCGTCCAGGGAATCAATGAAAGGGACTTCGCCCGCGTACTCAAGAAGGCCCAGATGGCTACGATCGGTCTGGACATCGAGGCAGCCGACGATGACGATGAGGGCTGGGAGGAAATGCTCAAGGGCGGTCTACAAACCGCCCTTGAGTCCCAGACCATCGTCTTTGAAGTTCAGGGCGTCTCGCGTACGGCGACGCATCAGATAGTTCGGTCGCGTCGGGCAGCGTTCCACCAACAAAGCCAACGAGCTAGCTGGATGGGGGTGCACCCGAATGTCCGGATGCCGGAGTCTGTGTGGCGTAATCATCACGTTCGGGACGCTTGGTATCGGGCAATCAACGCCTGCCACGAAGCCTACTCGGCAGCGTGCGCCCAAGACATCAGCTACCAGGACGCCCGCTTCATCCTACCAGAAGGCACCTCGACCTACATCATGTGCGAGTACACCGTTCGTGAGTTCTTGGCGGTCTATGCCTACCGCGCCTGTTCGATGTTCCAGTGGGAGATTTGTCATACCGTCCGTGAGATGGGACGGCTACTGGTAGAGGCGCATCCATGGCTCGCGCCTTACGTCAAGATCACGTGCGAGAAAACTCACGTCTGTGAGTTCCAGGGCTGGGAGAAAGTCGAGGGACAATGCACCCTTCCGTACGCAATCGAGGAAAATCGCCGGTACAAGCCGCACAAGAGCCTCCAGATCAAGTGATCCCCGATCCCAACAAGATCGAGTTGGAAGGAGTGATCGCGCTCTACACGGATGAGTTCGACTTCCATCCGGCAGATGGCAAGGTGACCTGGTTCAAGGACGAGCTAGGCACCGTCTGGGTCAAGTTCAACAGCCCAGAGGAGGATGCTCGCACAACCTGCATACCGCAGCTGTATGTCAGGAGAGTCGATTTGGAGTGAGTAGTAGGCAAGGCACAGGCGAGCCGGAAGTAGTGCTGGCGGAGGACTTGGCGAGAGTTCTCCGCTCAGCACAATACCGTTACGATGCTCTACATCCAGAGCAGAACACAGACTGGAAAAGGCAGCGCATGCACCGCAATGCACAGCTTACCTTTCAAGCCTACCTCGCTCATCGATGCCGCATCCTCGACCCTGCTGGACTCGGGATCAATATGCGACGTATCTACTCCCTGCTCAAAGGCACGGAGCAGAAATATGTTGGCCTCTGGACTGCCGACCTCGTTCTGACGGCAGCGGGGCTCAACGATCTACTCCACACAGAAGTGCCGGTCATGAAGAACCCTCGCTGGCGCCAAGACAGCTACGACCGCTACATGGATGCGGCTACGAGCGAAATGGTGGCGCCGCCGCCGACCGGCCGAATCGACTGATGTACGCAGTTATACGGTCGCGGCCGGTACCTAGAGCCCGTCCGAGACATTTGAGAAACATGTCTTACAATCCGTCCTAGCCCGAGGACGGGTAAGTTTACCCCCTACGAGAGAAACCACTAGACGAATTGAATGCTTTACAAACAATAGTGGTCTACGCGAGGCGTAGCGGATACGCCTTGACCCAGGCTTTGATGATGTTGACCGGCGCGGACGGATCGGCAGGCGTCGTCGTGCCGTAGGCGTAGGCTGCCGCCGACTGGCCAGCCGTGGCCGGGACATAGTCGTTGTCTACGGTGACCGTCTGGGCAGTGTGACCGCCGGTACCGTCGAGCCAGCCCTCGCCCTGAATGCCCTGCATGCCGCCGATCCCCGTACCGAGGTTGACATGCGTACCAGAGTTGGACGGATTCCCACGGTCAAAGACGCCACCTGCCTCCAGCCGATACTCGCCTGCTCGCGGCAATACCACTTGTGCAACCGGGCTGGCCGAGCTAGGCAGCGGCACCGCGCCGCTCTGATTGGCGTACATCGGCTCCTGACGACCGATACACTTCCACTTGTACTGCGTCGCCTCGGCTGCCTCGTAACGGACATGCCAGACGGTGCGCTGGTCGATCTTGATGTAGACCTCCAAGCCGTCCGACGGGTTTGCCGGCGGGAACGAGGCGATGGGGAGATACTGCGCGGCGCGCAGCGATCCGATGACGATGCGGATCCATTGCGTGCCGTCCGACTGATAGATGTCACCGGTGTCCGTCTGGATGTAGAAGCAGTACGGAGAATTGGCTGGGTTCGCGGACGCCATCTGTACCGCTGTACCACGTAGATGGACGAGCGAGTAGTCGATGGGATCGCCTCCGACAGGCGCGTGCTGAGTGTGATGAACGCCTGGTGCTGCGTTGCCGGCGTTGAGCCCGAGAGCGCGGATCGCCTCGTCAGTTGAAATTGCTGACTCAGAAGGCACCAGATGCGGATCGAGCTTCGGCTTGGTGACGCTCTGGTCGAGCGGTACACGCTGGTCACTGAGACGCGGATCGTTGCCGGCGCAAGCCTGGTGACCGCCGGTGCCAAGCGTACGCAGCGATGGCACGGTTGCCTCGCCATCGACCGGTGCACTCGACGTAATTGGATCCCAGCCTGATCCGTTGTCGCGGTAAAGGATGCTCTGATCGGTGGCGAACCAGTAGCGACCCTTGCGCCCCGGCGTCTGCGCCGTTGATGGCGGCATCGTCGCGACGGTACCTTGGTCGTCCATCGCAACGTTGTCGAGGTCGGATGCCAGGTTCTTGAAGGCCAGCGGGCCGTCCGCGTTGTCAGTGAGTTCCGGATACCGCAAGCCCCATCGTGCCGTCTGTCCCATTTGCCCCTCCTAGTAGTAGGTGACGTCGCGAGCGTGCTCCCAATCTGCATACTCGGTTTTGACTTGGGCCCAAGTGCGCTGTGTAGTCGGCGGGTAGTGATCGCGGAGCCATTGCCAAATTTGACCGGCCCGCGAGAGCAGGCTCAGCTGAAGGCCACCCGGCTTAGCGGCCATGAGCGCTGCTAGTGTCACATTCTGGTTTGGCGTCTCAGACTGGTAGGTGATGAACGTGATGTGGTACGCGCGATCCTGACCGGCGAAGTTGGGATCATAGCGCTCGTAGCAGATCACGGTCTGACTACCCGAGAGTGTAGCTTTTGCTGCCTTGATCATCGCGTCGAGCGTACCACGATGCCAACCTGGCGCGTCTTTGATCGTGTCGCGCTTCTGCTGACTCTCCATTAGGTCGAATCCGATCACCGGGATGCCGACAAATTGAGCGAGCCAGTTGAGCCACCAGCTAGGAACCTCATCAACGTTCAGCGCTAGCTCCCAGCCGGGATCGACAGCGAAGGCATAGGGCTCGTGGTAGTTGTAAGCTATGGCCTTGAAGAACCAAAGCATCGGCCAGCCCAGCGACTCGTCTGCCCAAGTGAGTGGCGCCATGGCTTCATACATCATGTACGTCCACGGCCCATCTATGGCAGGAACGTCGCGCGGGTCTGGCGGTGGCGGTGGAGGCGGTGGAGGCGGTGTTGGGATCGGCGGGAAGGCTGGGATGTCGGAGTGACCTGCGGGGCTGAGTCGAGTCAGCGTCTCGGTACCGAACGGTACATTGACCGCCATCTTGCCACTGAGAGCGCCGCGTGTCAATGTCGTCACGGCTGGCGCGATCACTGGCGCTGCCTTATTGGTCGGGCCGACTCCGGTCAGCGTCGAGATACCAGACGGCACTGTAATGGACATTGCCTTGCTAGGCGTTGGCGGCAGAGCGGTCAGATTCTCGATTGCGGGCACAGCCTGCCCGAGTACAGCTAGTGTCCCGCCACCGAAGTCATCGACTTGTCCGTTCTGGACGAGTCGAATGCCGATGTAGCTGCTGGTCGGGAAGGCTTTGCTATCGGTCGTCGTTGCGTACAGCTGCCAGGTCGCTCCGCCATCGGTGCTGAAGTAGAGTGTCAGCGTCGTGCCGCCGCCGCCAGCTGGTGTCATCGTCACCCACATCTTGTTATTGGCGCTACCGCCCTTGTGATCGGCGTTCTGGTAAAGCACTTGGACTTCGCCGCCAGCTTCCCATCTCGTCATCTCGATCACGTTGGCGTTCATGTCGTTGCGAATCTTGTAGAAGTAGCCGACCGCGATCAGACCGATGATGAGCTGACAGTTCTGTCCCGTACCGAGCATTGTCATGTAACACTCGGTCGATCCGTTGTAGAGAGTGTTCCAATATGATGAGGATGGATTCTGACTCGGATCCACTCGACAATTGTTAGTACCGATCCGCAGGACATCCTCCATCCCTGCGCCAGCAGGCGATGTCCAGTTCGCTCCGAGCGATGCACTATCTGCTCGGTTGAAGTTATCGAGGATGGGAGTCTGCGGCGCGGCCACTATGCAGTCGCCACCACAATCGAGCCAGGAGTCGGCAGAGCGACGTCACCGGGCATAGTGATGTCCACGACGTTCGGGCTAGCGTTATGGATCGCCGTCTGTAGACTGACGATGTAGGCGCAGCCTGGGATGTTATTGATGACCTGGGCTACTTCCAAGTAGCGGATCACATTACTTGAGATCCAATCCGTCGGATCGCTGCCACCCTCGCGCTGCGGCCCAGGGACGCCCCACATAGCTGGACTCAGGTAGTCCGTGATCGCTTGCACCGTATTGGTCTGTAGCGCGTTCGGGTCAGCGCCGACCTCCGGCTTGATGGTGACCTGCACATCAATGCTGGTGTAGGTCGGATCGATGATCGGGATCACAAAGTTGACTTCCCGATGCGAGTCGAGATATGCGCCGACCTGAGATTTGATAGCTGTGGAACACGGCTGTCCGTTCTCGTCAATGACACAGACGGTGACGTAGCGCTCGACATTCGTTTGCTCAACCGATCCCTGGGTCACAGTTGCTACCGTAGCAGTATGAGCCCCGCCGCCGGTCAAGCTCGGTGTAGTCGTCATTATAGGCTGGTTCGTTCCGCCGCGAGCGCCGATGAAGGTGATGACGTATGGCGTAGCTCCGCCAGGTGATCCTGGCCCGCCGGTGACGAGGGTGTTACCTGATCCGACTGTGGAGAGCGCTTCCAGCGCCGTCTTGAGCGCGGCAGCAGTGATGTTGTAGGCGAGCGCTCCGGTCGTCTGCCCGTTGAAGGTAACGGTGAATGTCCCGCCACCGCCATCAACCGTGATCGACTGAACCTCGTTGACAGCTGGATCCAATCCGTCGATAGCCGTAGCTCGATAGACGCCACCAATGTTCTTGGCCATAGCCGCGAAGTCAGGCGCGAGGATCGGACGCGGCGCCATCAGCTGTAGCTGCTGGACAAGATGATTGAGATAGTCCTCATCCGTTTGAGCATCGACGCCGCCAGTCGTCTGACCTACCATCGTGACGCTGGTCACCCAGCCGAGAACATCGACCAGTGTCACCGGATTGGAAAGGCCAGATGTATCCGAGCCCTGATCGACCGAAGTGATCATGACCTCACCGGCATCGGTCGTCGTGGTACCGGCTTGGATGATGACATCACCGTTCGTGACGAAGGCATGATCGGTGCCGTTCGCATCTCGCATTGTCACCTGGGTGCCGTCGGGGATCGTGTACCCTGCGTTGTCCGCCGCAGTCCAGGTGGTGTAGCCGGTCGCTTGGCTAGCATCGACCGGATAGATTTGCATCAGCGTGTAGCCGAAGTAGCGGAAGATTGAAGTAGGCACCATCGAGGTGACATCGCGTAGCTGCGCCGTCATCCTCGCCATCGCTTCGATTAGCCAGACCTCAAAGTTGCCTTCCTGAGGTAGCCAGCCAACGATGTTCTCCTGTAGGAACTCGAACGCATCCGTTGCCAGAACGTCCGGATCGGTGTCGATAGGTACCGAAATGTAGCTAGGCACTCTGCGGGCCTCCCATCTTTGCGACACGAATCTTGACGATGTCAATCATGTCATCGAACCGATCCGGCGCTTGCTCGTAGAGGTTATCTGCCCGCGCTTCCCATACCGATACTTGTTCGGCGAGAAGTTCCAAGTTGATCGCGTCGCCTTCGCTGAACGTCTGATCATCAATACCGAACCCCATCAACTCGGGACGGTAGCCCTTCGGGCAGCGAACGATACTTTGTACGCAGTCGAAAACATCATCGAGTGAATCCTGTTCGTTGCAGTTGACGCCTCCCGGCCCTTGGCCGACGAATGAGAACGGGAGAGCGATGTGCGGAATGAGTGTGTCTTTAGTTCGCAAATGGCCACCAAGCCACTACCCAGGGCTGTCGCCGGTTATCGAAAAGCACCACGCAGGGATCGCCTGCGCTCGGCAGTGAACTGGTATCCCGGCTCTGCCACGGACATGGGCCCCACATCAGTTCATCAGAGAAGTCCATGATGTAGATAAACGCTCCGTTGCGGATGTCGGTGATGTCGTGGGCAAATTCGCCATACCACCCGCCTGCGTAGTCCAGATGCGGGTTGTTCTTAGGGTTGACTAGGTCTTTGACTCGTCCAGAGAGTGGACTCATTTTTTCTTCCCGTTCAGCTGATCGCAGATCGTGCCATCAGCATAGACGATATTGTAGTGGTCGCCACCCTGTAGCGCGAAGCCCGCTGCCGCTCGCGTATCGAGACCACAGTGGACATGAGACCGGCCACCCTGATCGTAGACGTAGCCGATGATGTCTCCCTTCTTGGGATGTTTCCCAGGTGCCGGCCGACCGCCGTCCTGTAGATGCCCGAACCAGTAGTGGATGCCTTCCGGCCCGTAGGCTGCGAGCGAGTAGCCAGGTACAGAATGGCCCCAGAAGTCGATCACGAGGTCTTGCGGAGCGTGCACTGGATCGCCAGCGTTGGCCATGATGTCTACTGCCGGATGATTCGGGTAGCCGGAGGTTGGATGGGTGATGTACTGATCGCAGAGCGCGGCCTTGCCCTCGATAACGATGCCCAGATCGTAGTAGCCTGCACCGATTGGCTTGCCGCCCTTCGTGCCCGGTAGCTCTCCACCGGTGATGGTCTGTGCTGGCTTTTTGCCCTTGGACTCGGCCTGGGTTTCGGTCAGTGGCTTGATCGGTTTCTTGAGAGTGACGGTGCAGGATGAATCTCCAATCAAGCTGAATGCAACTTCTGTCACCCACCAGAGGCCGTCCCACGGGCCCATCTTGACGAGGTTGAGCGACTGCCCAGGTAACCAGACCCACTGATCGGCGTAGGTGTTGACCGTGACAGAGCCCGTTCGCTTGTTGCGGTCGTAGTCTCCGTCGATGAAGGAAACATCATCAGCGAACTCCTCGATGTCGGCAGCAGCGGCACTGAAGAAAGCGTCAGACGGCCAGAAATTGAGTTCATCCCAGACCATGTACTTGTACCAGTTGACTTCATTCGCCATCCGCTCGATACACGTCCAGCTATCCTCATTCGTCCAGTTAGATCGGCCGGTCGTGTTCTTGGGCGATCCGCGATGCCATTGCTGTGAAGCGGTATCTGCCGAGGCGAGAGACCAGTTGGGAGGAATCGCAAATGGGTCTTTCGAGTCACCGGCACCGACGGTCGCACCGCTGCCCTGCTGCGCAGGATCGACGTGCTTCGTGATGTCCTCGCCGCCGTAGCCCCAGGCATCAACGATCTTCTCAGCTTCGGTGCGGTAGCCGCCGATGTAGTTTGTGTAGTTGCCGAGATAGGTATGAGGGTCGAGGTTGAAGCTCCAACCCGAGTTCTGCGTCTTGGTACCTAGCTCGGCATAGGTGATGTTCGGGTACTGTTTGTCCGTCTTGATGCATTCATCGAAGAATGCGCCGGCATCCTTCCTGACATCGTTACTCGCGGGCCAGCCGTAAGAGTGGAATTGCTGAAATACTCCGATAGGCCCATCTGGGCAGTAGCCGTACTTCTGAACGCAGGGGTAGTTGTTGATCGACGACTCGCCGATGGCGACCATGATCGCTACGACTAGACATTTGCGTCGAGCCTTCTTGCCCGCGCCGACCGCGAGGATGTCATCGATGTTCTGTAACTGCGCCTTGGTCGGCTTCTCCCCCTTGATGCGAACGTTGAACTTGAAGCTCGGCTTGTACGGAACTGCCGGCGTGTAGGGGTTCGGGTGCTGCGTGATGCCTTCCAGGCTGTCGGTGACGCGCTGCCGGCTCGCGGCCGATCCTCCGCATGGGCCAGCGAAGTCGAGCAACGGAGCTTTCGTCTGCGCCTCCATGACGAGTCGCCATACGAACTCACATCGGTTCAGGGTGCCTTTGTCTACGAGCAGCTTCTTATTGAACTGTTTGAGAATCTGAACGTTGCGATCCTCGAAAGTGAGAGTCAGCTGCTCGCCGCTCTTGGACACCTTCATGAGTCGCCACCAGGACTCATGTTGCGTATAGAACAGCCGGATGTCGGTATGCGTCCCGAGGTAGCCGCTGCGGAGTAGCTTGCGGCTCGGATCCATCACTTGGACAGTGACAGTATGCGAGCCTTCGGTCGTGAGATCCATGTTTGCAGATACAACATTCTCGCGAATCTCGTACTCAGGATTGCCCGCGTAGTAGAGAACCAGCGATGACAAGTCTGCATTCGACGACAGCATCGGAGGATACTTGATGTTCGATGTGATTGTCGGAGCGCTTGGCCCCGTATCGCCCGCGTGCGGATGAGCGACCGATGACATCAGTAGACCGGAATCTTCATCTTGACGCCGCCAGGATACTTGTAGAATGGATCGCGGAATCCGTTGATGTCGCAGATGTCGTGCCAGTAGTCGTAATCACCTAGCTGCTGCGCGGCGATAGTCGTCAATGTATCGCCATCGCGCGTGACGTAGGTAGTGTTGTAGCCCGAGACAGTTGACGGGTCAACCGCGTAGCCGTAGCCGATCCGAACCCACTCGTGAGTGTTCTTGCTCTTGTGCTTCGACTTGGTCTGTACCTTCTTCGTCGCACTGACCTTCGCAATATCGGTTGTGACATACTCCAGCAGATGGATAACCAAGTGCTGCCGTACCATCGTGCCGCCGATCTTGCGCATCGTCTCACCCCAGGTGATATCGTCAATCACCCAGGCGATTCCTGTCCCTGGAACATGACCGGTGATCGTCACTAGCGGCGGTGGAGCATTGAAGCTCGATGGCATCGCCATCTTCTCGATAGTCGTCACCGACGATTGAACGCTGTCATCGGTGCTGAACCCGTCGAACAGGATCGGCAGATCCATCCGGAACGGCTTGGGCCCGGAGTAATAGGTGAGGCTGCGTCGCCGCGCTCGATCCTGCTCAGTCCAACCGCCGTAGCCCTGGGTGATCGCTGCTGTCGCCTCATCGAGGAGCGCCACCACACGCAGGTTTGGGTTCTTGCTAGTGAACGTCACGAACTGCGTAGGTGAGATTCCTGGTACAGTGCTCATGCTCCCATCCCAGCTTGTGTCGTGAGAATGATATCTGCCGTGTACTGTGCGATCTGGTTCCCGTCAATGCTGAGCGGTATGATTGCCTGCAACTTCGGTCGTCCCATCCGCTTATCAGCAATGTGCTTATCGAGACTCGCCATCGGCCGCACCTGAGCACCGACCGGCAAGAACACTGCCTCTGGCCCCTTCTCAGCGATGATCGCAAGGCCAGAATGCGTAATGTCACCGCCGGTCGAAAGGAGCGGGATGTCAGGAATCTTCGGCACGTTGCCGGTCGCCCAGCCGAACACCTGATTGTACGCTCCAGTCGCCCAGTTGATCTTGTGGATGACCCAGTTCAGTCCGTTGATCACCCAATCGACCGCGCCCTTGATCATCTTGACCAGACCACCCCAGGCTTCGCTTGCAACTTGCGTGATAAACCCCCATGTCCTCGTAGCGATACTGGCGATAGCGTTCCAGATGCTCTCCATGAAGTGGGCGAAGTCCCAGAACCACTTTTTGACCGTACCCCAGTGATTGATCACCAAGAGCGCTACAGCGATGAACGGGAACGCGAACATGTACGCAATCGCGAGCGCATCGAGGATCGCTTTCCTGAGATTGTGGTAGTGTTTGTACAATTCGTAGATCGTGAGGATCAGGAGGCCGAAGGCGAGGATGATGATGCCGACAGGGTTAGCATCCATTGCAAAGTTCAAGAGCCACTGGGCTGCCGTCAGAGCGCGAGTCCACCAAACCGTCGCGATCACCTGGAGCTTGAACAAGAACAGAGCCGCCTCGGTCGATTCCAGCGAGCCGGTCAAAGCCCACTGTGCCAGCCCGAGCGCGATGATGACGCCTTCCCAGATAGTGCCCATTAGCACCATCGCTCGCATGATGACCCACCCTGACCACATCACGGTATTCCATATGCCCTGAGCGACTGCTGTCAGAACCGTCCAGGTGAACTGAGCGATTAGCCGGATGATCCAGAGGTCGATGATCCATTTGAGGAGATTCATGTGCTTCGCGAACGGGCCCAGAACCGTGTTGATTGCCCAGAGCATGATACCGAACGTAAAGATGAATACTCCGATGGCGACCTTGAAGGTGGGGATGATGTTGTTCCGAATAAACGACCAGAGGTTCTTGAAGACTGTGACGACCTGATTGATGCCGAAGGCGAGCAGGCCGTGCGCACCCGCCATCTTATCGACCTCGTTGATGAATGCCTTCGGGCCTTGCTTCTGGTAGACCTCAAACAGTTTCGCTAGAGCGTCGTTGACTTTGCCCAGTCCCGAGAGTAGGAAGTTGAACGGGCCTTTGACGATAGACCCCATGAGCATCTGTGAGTAGTCTTTGAACGTCGTCCAGCGACCCGTCCAGGTCTTGGAGAAGCGCTGCATGCCGTCGCTGAAGCGCGAGTTCATGTACGCGAGCAGTGCGTGAATACCGACATCACTCGGAATCTTGAGCTTGCCGGCCATGAACTCTGTGATCTGCGCCTGAGTGAGATGTAGCTCTTTGCGCAGAGCCGGGAACACCGGGATGCCGGCGACGACCAGCTGACGCATCTGCCGCATGAGCAGGTAGCCGGACTGATTGATCTTGCCGAAGGTCGCGGCGACGTTCTCCAGCGACTCGCCCGACTTGCCGAAGTACGCCAGCGAGTTTGCGCTCGACATGAGGACGGCGTTCGCTTGCGGCAGCGTCATCCCGAACGCGAGTAGCGTCCGAGTTGCGTTGGTCAGATTCTGGAACATGAACGGCGAGTGCGCCGCCGTATTGAACAGCATCGTCAGTTCTTGCTTCGCCAGCGACGAGCTATGCAGCAGGCCCGAGAACGCCAACTGCGCCGATTGCATCATCGCGTCGAATTTGAATCCTGCGTAGATCGCGCCGGCAGCGACCATGCCGAGCGCAGTCGTTGTATAGAAGGCGTACCGGCGAGCAGAGAACATCATCTGGTTCATAAGCCAGCTGTTCTTCTCGGCCTGCCGAGTAGCGACCTTGGTCTGCGTTACTTCCGCAGCACTGAGACGATCCGTGGCGGCGGCAACCTCATCAATGCCAGCAGCGGCCTCGGACGTACCGGCCGCGATGACTCGCATCAGTATGGTGTCTTGTTCTATACCGCCGAAGGATGACATCACTTAGCTCCGAACAACTTTCCGATCTTGTTGACGATGCGGTTCGCCAAATCCTCGTTGACTCTCGTCATCTGGATCTCTAGTGCGCGAGCCGCAATCAGTTGCATTAGACCAATTTCCTCCGTATCGCTGCTGTTGAGTAATCGGAACGGATCGAGACCAGCTAGCAGCACTTGCGCCGCCATCGTGATTTCGTTACTGGCCTCTATCTCATCAAAAAATCTGCGTCTACCCCCTTGCTCGTATCGGCCATCCAGCGGCTCAGCATCATCCCGTGAGCCATGATGGCCGTATCGTTTTCCTTGAACACCTTGTAGACCAGGTCACGCGCCGTCTCGGTATCGACTCCGAGCAGGGTGGCACAATCCGGATCGCTGTACGTTACCGCGACCGCTGCCGGATCGCCGACCTCGTGGTTTGGATCAAGCGGCACGAGTTGCTTCTCTGGATCTTCGATCTCAAAGTTGCGGTAGTAGAGGCCGGTGTTGGCGGCGATGATCAGATCGACCGTCGCCCAGATATTGCGCTCGTGCTCTTCACTGAACTGCCGCTGCGCTCGACGGCCCAGATCGGCCACGATGCGTCCGGGCACGACCTTGTATCGAGCAACGAACAGATCGTGGTAGCCCGGAATAGGAATGTCGGCCGTGTCGGGCGTTGTGGCCGACCGCTCAGATCGCAAACTCTCCATCATCGTCTGCATGAGCGGATTCCGGGCTACCTGATCAACTGCTTCCTCGTGGTGATCGTTTGACACTTGTGCTCCCTCCCGTATCTGTACCATGATTAGCCGACGACTGGATCGCCGTCGGGAGTGACCTCCATCTCGATGATGCCGGGGTCACTTGACGTCGAGTCATGCTCAGGCGGCGTTACGCGCTTGAGCTTGCCAGAGTAGTTGAGTGGTTTGCCGTACGTGTTCCCGTCGATGTCCATCGGCAGCTTGTGGATTTCGACGGTGCCCCTACCGACGTTGTGCAGGAGCAGGTTCAGCCGGTCATGATCGCGCTGTAGACGGTACAGACGCTTGAGCACGATGTTGCTGGGGTTGCGATGCCCACCGAGCGACACCTGTGGGGCCATGCCACCCGGCCAGTACTTGGCCTCGTCTGAGTCGAGGTCGCCACCCGTCAGACCATCCCAGACCCCGAGGTCAGTTGTGGTCGATGCTCCATTCACCGTATGATGCAGGAGCACCGACACGGTGTAGGTGTCCTTGCGGGTTGGGCCTCCCTTTGATGCCATTGTTCACCTCCTACAGAATGTCGGTGATGAGCCGCTTGACGATTTCGATGTTGACCCACTCCGCGAACGGGCTCATCTTGACCCGCAGCACTGCGTGCAGTTCACCGTTCGCAATGGTCTCTGGGGTGTTCACTGACGGCCCGGTATCGACCGCAAAGGCCTGATCTGGCGACTCGCCGTAGAGTGAACCCTCGTTGTAGTAGTTCATGAGCATCGATGCGAGAGCGCCGCCGAACGCTCCGATGGTCACACCCTTGCCATCGATCTGCGAGAACACATAGTTCTCTCCGACAGCATCGGCGTCGGCCACGATGGCCATGTAGAGACGAGCGTTGCTGAACTGGATCCAGTTTGGATCCTGGTTCGGATCGGTCAGCGTCCGGTATCCGTACGCCATGATGCCGCCGAACGACTGGACATTGATGTTGACGCCGGTGGCGTTCATCTCTGCTCGATCCGCGTCGCTCCACTTCTTCTGCGAGAGCGCAATCGGGTAGAGCGCCTGGCCGTACTGGATGCCGGCAGCCGCGACGTTCGGGCTGAGGCCGGATGCGTCGTTGCGAGCGATGATCCCGGCCTCGATTGCCGACCATGGCACCGTCCGCGTCGTGCCGGCAACGAGCCCAGGAACGACAGCCCACGGAGCGAAGAATGCCGCGTGCCGCGCGTTCGGTACACCGCGCAAACCCTGGGCGACCGCCTTGAGTGTTGCCTTCGATCCCGAGTCGGTACCGTCGATCAGCGCGACTCGATTGAAGCTCGATGCATGAGCGAGCAGGTTCGCCTGCGCCGCTGCCGTCGTACGACCGGGCATCGCGACCTGCCCAGGCCCGAGGTCGTTGGTGAACAGCGCGAGCGCCGTCGTCCAGTTCGCCTCTGTGATGTTGGTGTTGTCGTCCGTCCCTCCGATCAGAGCAGTGGCGGCGACGACTGCCGGATCGGACAGAGCCGTGCCGACATCCACCAGGTCGATGTAGTCGCTCGCGTACGACCAGTTGATCGCGTCCGCCTCGTCCACGAGGTCACGCGACACTTCCAGGATGTTGCCGAGGTTGTCGCTGACCGTGAGAACGAACGTACCGCCGACGGAACCCTGCGACACTGCGATCCGCAGATTGTTGCCCCAGGCACCAGGCGAGTTCGCGAGAACCTGGAGCGTGTTGGCATTGGATCCATCCTTGAGTGTGACAGTCGCCGTGACCGGCGCAGGGCCGACGACGCGGGCGATGTAGACGTTGCTACCGCCCTCTTTGTAGAAGCAGTCCATCGCGTCCCACAGATAGCTGTAGGTCACACGAGCGCCGAACTTTGCCTCGAACTCGGCCATGCTCCGGCAGAGCACAGCCTGAGTCGGATCGCCCTGAGATGCAGGCCCGACAGCAAAGAACACCCCGGTGTCAGTCGGTGGTGTTCTTGCCGGCGCGACCTCGACTAGGGAGATGTCAACTCCCGGCCTCGGCATCGGTCACCTCCTCCTTCGTTGCCTTCGCTGCGGTTTGTGGCGCAAGCTGCCCCGACTCGATCAGAGCGGCGTTGTGAGGGTCGGCTTGGGCCTCTTTCGTCAGGGTCACCTCAGCCCATGGCTCCGCGATGGAGCCGTCGGCCAGATCGGTGAGACCGCCGACATTACGGAATTTGGTCATCTAGTGCCTCCAGCTCAACATCGATGTCTACGTCCTGAACGATTGGCCATTGGCTACCCGGCTGACCCGACGGGTCTGGTGGATCTGGAGTTGGATACGTTCGCGGCCCTCCCATCTTGTTGACGACATCTTCGACCGTAGTGTCACACCAGACCGAGACGAGCACCAGATTGCGCTCACCGTCCGGCGTCGGCAGGTCACTGTAGCTCTCACTGATCCATTTCGTATTGATCGCAAAATCCCCCAGCGTCGGCTTCTGTACACAGATGCCTCGGATCGCTGCTCCGTAGAGCTTGGCGACTGCCCGCGTCGATTCCTGGTCGAGCGCTGAGATCAATGAAGTGGCGATCAGGCGCCAGGTCGCCGTGTACATTCCGTCACCATCGTGGTACGGTACGCCAGTGAGCCCCGGAGATTGAACGAGGATGCCCGGTAGCTGATTCTCGCGTAGTTGCTCCAACTGACCAGCGACCATGAAGGAGCGGGGCACTGGTACCTTCGCTCGCGTACGCCCCAGCTGCAACTCCATTTCTTGCAAGTAGACAGGCATCCAGAGCTTGAGTGTGTCGCGCATCGCCTCCTCGACCTGATTAGCCGAGACGATCCTCTGGAAGATGTCGCTAACCGTTGAAGTGGCCACGAGGTGCCTTTGTCGTTTCTCCGTCCATTGACGCCCAGGCGTCCCAGAAATATTGCCTCAGAATACGGTCGAAGCGTTCCTGGTCGGACGCAATACGCTTGAAGAACTTGCGCTGTGGCAGATTGCGCTTCGGGACACCGGCCCAGTGGGCCTTTGCATACGGCACCTTGGTGGCAAGAATGACTTGCCAATCGTTACCGTTGCCCTTGACCTGGATGATATTCTCGGGACTGCCCGGCTCGGTGGCGGACGTATAGAGCCGGTGTGTCTCGCCAAAGAGGATACGTGGGTCGATCCCTTCGCGAGCCTTCTCATGTTGGCGCTTGTAGCTCAACTGTTTCCAGGAGCCGCCGCCGCGCCGACCCTGACTCAGGAACGTCTCTCTGGCTATGTCGGTTAGCTCGACACCGATGATCTCCATTGCAGGCCGTAGGTTGACCATCGCCCCGCCGAGCTTCGCGTACCGCAGGCGCATTTCCTGAATGCGCCCAGGCGGTACGACTGCTATGGCTACGCCTAGCGCCGCCACTACATCTTCGTCGTCCACCCCACCAGCACATCTGGTGGAGGGAACGTCCAGAAGGGTTGACCGGGCAGAATGTCCTCTCCCAGAGTCTCCTCGGCTAGCTCGCGACCGATGGCCTCCTTGAGCCAGCCGAGTGCCTCGTCAAAGAGAGCGTTGTACTCTGGATACGGTGAGCGGCCAGTTGCGATCTGTTCGGGAAAGTAGCTGATCTCAATCAACTTGGCCGCGCGGTAAGTGATCGCCTGCCGAGCCCATCGGTAGGCAGACTCGGGGATGTCGGTGTCTACCCCGCTCGTGACGTCGCTCGCTGCCTGCATGATGATCCGATTGACTTCTTCGCCGGTCGGCCGCGTCTCATCGTTGAACGTACCGATTTCGTCACCATTGACGGTCTTGGTACGCGCCCGCATGATCGCGCCGATGTCCGCCAGAGTCGGCAGATACGGCATTGTCTCGTCGGGGACATTCTGAACCGGCGTCGTCGGTAGCGCGGTAGACGCAGCCGGGTCGCGGAAGATGATCTGGTACCAGCCGTTGGGCAGTGTCGCCTGGTCAGTCGTGAAAGACCGAGCCATTGGCTCGGTCGGATCGGCGTCTACTGGGCTTAGGCTCTGGACATCAATCTCCGTCCAAGGCCCAGATTCAGATGCTGACTCCTGAATATGGATCTCAGACCATGCGATCCCGTCATACTTTGGCGGC